AACAAAGAAGTATAATTATACAACTGACGAATATTATATTACACATAGATTTACAACCGAACATACATCACAAGTGGGAAGATTTGAGGGTAAGGTAACAATTACATTTGAAAGTGGTAATATCCTTATCCTACCTGTTAAAGAAAAACTTTACATCAATATTATCTAATTTCTTTTCATTAGTAGATTTTATACTATTTATAAGAAACAAAAAATAGATGTCACAACCAAATACAAATCATTTTAAATTCGGAGCTTCCGGAATTTCTTCAGCCACAAGAGGTGGTTTTAAGGTCGGAGTAAAGGGTGGTGCCGATTACGGTCCTACATCACAAACAGGTTTTTGGAACGGGGTGAAGCCACCAGTAGGTGGATACACCATTTACGTAGATAAAGCATCACAAGGTCCTAGTATTCACGTTGCACATAATGATACCGAGTGTATATATATGTTATTACATATGGGTGCAACAGGTAGCACAATAAGTGATGTATTATCTTGGGTATCATCACAATCAAATATGACAGTTTTAAGTGCTGAATTAACTCTTGGTGATTTACCAGGTGCTCCAGTAACTTATACTATAGGTCAAGCAGCCTTAGGTGGTATAATCGCTTATATTGATGGTGGTGGTTCTACAGGTACATCAGGATTAGTTGCTACAGTTGCAGATGTTTCTTCAGGTAATGCAGCATGGGGATGTATTGGAACGGCGATATCGGGTGCAGATGGTACCGCTATAGGAACTGGAAATCAAAATACAATAGATATAATGGCTGGATGTGCTACCGCAGGAATTGCAGCTAGAATTTGTGGAGATTTAACACAAAGTGGATATTCTGATTGGTATTTACCAAGTAAAGATGAGTTAAATGCATTATATACAAACAAAGCTTCTATTGGAGGTTTTGCGAATGACGCCTATTGGTCTTCTACGGAATATCACATTGCATCTGCAGCATATTACCAAGATTTCAGTAATGGTTTTGTAACTGCAACACCTAAGAACTCTGATTTATATGTACGTGCAGTGAGAAGCTTTGGAGGTGGAGGTGGTTTACAATATTATTATTTAGCAAATTTTGGAAGTACTCCAGATTCTGCGGCATGTGCTAGCACTAACGGATTAACAAATGTAACATTTGATACGGGTGATATAGGAACCGCAGGATACATTTACGCTGATAATATGACAACATTAAGTGGTGGTATATATTGGGTATTTGATAATGTATCAAGAAAAGTTAGAGGAGCATCATATAGTGGATCTCCAAATAACTACATGAACTTTTATGGTTCATATACAACACCTTGTTAATATAACAAAAACAAATAATTCACAAGGAGGACCTAAAAAGTCCTCCTTTTTTTTATTACCAATTTTTTTACTTATATTTATTATTGTAAACAAGGCAAACTGTGATTTAATCACAAGCTAATACGTCACATTAAAAAAATATAAAACATGAAAGAGGTTATCTCTCAGGAAGTTATTGAAGGCTTCCTAAATGGTGGAGACGACGAAATGTATATCGTCGGAGTTGAATACGACTACCCAACCAATACAATTTGGAAAATTATCCAAGACCCAATTGAAGGAAAAATTATTAAATCTGATACATTTACACCGTTTATATGGGTGGGTGATTTAACAGGATTAAATTTCTATAACAACTCAAAAGCCATGCAGAAAAAACGTATGGGTGAGTTTGGTATTTTAATTGAAAAGTTAGACACGCACGGCAACGAACGTTTAGAAAATGGTATGACCCATATCGTTAAAAGTATTAAATCATATACGGATTTAGTTTCATTCTTTAGAATGGGTGGATTGAATCCATGGGATGAAAAAGTAAGACATCATTTTACTGTATTAAACCCTGTTGAACAATATCTTATACAAAAGAAAAAAAGATTATTTAAAGGTATTGATGAATATAGTGGAGTTAATAGATTTGTATTTGATATTGAGACCACAGGTCTTGATCCTGAAACTTGTGTTATCATATTGATTGGGGTTAAAGATAACCGTGGTATGAATGAAACAATTGCAGCATTTGGTGAAGACGGAGAAAAGAAATGTATTGAAAGATTTTTCAAATATATTAAAGATTTAAAACCAACCATTGTTGCGGGTTATAACTCTGCATTCTTTGACTGGCCGTTTATATTAAAACGTGCAGAAATACTTGGTGTTGACGTTAATGGTCTTACACAAATATTCACAACACAAGGAATGAAAGAGAAGGAAGGAATGTTAAAACTTGCAAACGAAATTGAACCATATAAACAACACGTTATATGGGGTTTCAATATTATTGATATCGCACATTCAGTAAGACGTGCTCAGGCAATCAATTCTGAAATTAAAAGTTGGGGATTGAAATATATTACAACATATTTGGAGAAAGAAAAACCTAATCGGGTTTATGTGGATGGTGCAAAGATTTCCAAAATATATCTTGATAACGAAAGTTATTATGTAAATCCAAAGACAGGAAATTATAAACAAATTGGAGAACCTGGTACAGAAAATTTAACACAGAAATATCCTGGTAAATTTGAGATATGGACAGGAAGAAAAATTGTAGAACAATATCTTGATGATGACTTGTACGAGACCATGGTTGTGGATGATTCATTTTCTCAATCAACATTCTTATTATCAAAACTCGTACCTACCACGTATGAAAGAATTGCAACAATGGGAACTGCAACACTATGGAAAATTATTATGTTAGCATGGTCTTATGAAAACAATTTAGCAATACCAGCTAAAGATGAGAAACGTGCAATCACTGGTGGATTATCAAGATTATTAAATGTGGGATATTCAAAGAATATTGTTAAGTTTGACTATGCATCACTCTATCCATCTATTCAACTTGTATATGATGTGTTTCCTGATTGTGATGTGATGGGTGTACAAAAATCAATGTTAAAATATTTCCGTGATATTCGTATCAAATATAAATTACTTGCGGGCGAATTAAAAAATAGTGATCCAGTTCTTGCTGAAATGTATGATAGAAAACAATTACCAATTAAGATTTTTATCAACGCATATTTCGGTAGTTTATCCGCACCTCACGTATTCCCTTGGGGAGATATGAATATGGGTGAAACCATTACCTGTGTTGGTCGTCAGTGTTTAAGAATGATGATTATGTTTTATATGAAGAAAGGTTATAAACCTCTTGTAATGGACACGGATGGTGTGAACTTTGAAACACCATTGAATATTGATGATACGGTTTATGTTGGTAAAGGATTGAATGAAATGGTTACGTTAGGAAAAGAATATAAAGGTATTGAAGCAGATACTGCAGAGTTCAATGATATCTTTATGAGAAATGAAATGGGTTTAGATATTGATTATGTTGCGCCAGCTTGTATTAATGTTTCTCGTAAGAACTATATCATTAAAATGATGAAGAAAGGAAAAGAGAAAATTAAATTAACAGGTAATACAATCAAATCAAAAAAATTACAAACATATATCGTAGAGTTTTTAGATGAAGGATTAAAGTATTTGTTAAATGGTGACGGATTATCTTTTGTGGAATTATATTATGAATTTGTAAGTAAAATTTATAATAAAGAAATTCCATTATCTAAAATTGCAAATAAAGCTCGTGTTAAACAATCTATTAATGATTATAGAAAGTATGTTCAAAAGACAACTAAAGCTGGTTCATTAATGTCTCGTCAAGCACATATGGAATTAATTATGAGGAGTGATTATCCTGCAGGTTTAGGAGATACAATTTATTATGTTAACAATGGTGTTAAGAAATCATCAGGAGATGTTCAGAAAGTTAGTAGACCTAGTAAGAAAGTTTTAGAAGAATATCTTACAAAAAATGGTACACCAATGCCTGAAGATTATATCGAAGTGAACTGTTATATGATTGATGAAAAAGAAATATTAAATAATCCTGATTTAAAAGGTGATTATAATGTTCCTCGTTATCTTAATAATTTTAATAAACGTGTTGAACCATTGTTAGTTGTATTTCATCCATCAATTAGAGAAGATATATTAATTGAATCACCTGACCAAAGACAATTCTTTACAAAATTACAATGTGAATTAGTTAATGGGTTTCCATTGAAAGAAGAAGGTCAAGATAAATTAGATGAGGTAATGACATTATCTGACAGTGAAGTATTATTTTGGAATCGTGTGGGGAGAGACCCTTACTTTATGTATGTGGAAAATAGTTTAGAACTTGCTGACCCATTTTGGGTTGACCACAATAGAAAAGTAATTTCGTTTCAAGAACAAAGTACTAAATCCAATGAAGAGGAGATTATTGAAACTAATGGTAACGATTATGCATTACACGCAATAGAAAGTTAGATAATATTAATAGGTGCGGGCATTGCTCTAAACTTAAGAGATTTGTTTAGATTCTCTGCCTCACCAGCTTTTCTTTCAAGAATTTTATCAGGACGTAATCTTTCTAATCTTGCCATAAGTTCTTCAATTAACTTAGATTTTTCATCTTTACCTTCAGTAATTAATGAACTGTAATCTAATTTAATCGTACTATCAGGAACTTGTAAATCACCTGAAAACTTACCCCATATACGACCTAAACCTTCTTTAGAATAACCTATTAGATATTTTCTAACCCAATTCTGTGAAGGTTTATTTAAACTACCCCATGTTAATTCTTCCGTCATAACATCGGATGGTAATTTAATAACATCTTTATTATTCTTTAAACAGGTGTCTCTATCCATAGTATCGTAGTACCAATACCAAACTTTATAATTATTTTTAGCAATAGAACCAAAATCAAACTTACCACCCGGTACATTATAAAGGTGTACCAATTTCTTACCTTCAGGACCCGCGGTAATTTTATAAGTTAAATCACCACCAATCATTCTACTCTTAAAGTTTCTATCTTGCATTCTCAATAATAGGTCAAAACCCGGTGTCATAAAATATGAACCAGCGGTTCCAACCTGAGCATACCCACCCACTCCACCGAAACCAACACCACCAAGTGCACCAAAACCACCTAAAAATGGATCTACTATTGAGTCATTTAAAGTTGCACGTGTGAAGTATAATAATTCGTTAATTTCACGACCAGCAGGAATTTCATATACTTGTTGACCTTGTGAAACCGTAAAATAGTCCTTTTTCAATTCACTTGTTCCACCAGCCTGTAAACCTACAATTTTGGAATATGAGTGAGTATATTGAGTTTCGTAATCTAAACTTCTTGTTGTGAAAGCTCTTGAAAGGGATTGTGTATCTAAATCAAGACCCGCTAAAGCTGACCATTGAGATTCAATTAACCAATCACTAACGTATTGTTCGTATTCTGATAGAGATAACTCTAAAAAGGTATCCATTTGTTCCTGTGTAAGTTCAATTCCACGAACTGGCATCCCCAAAAGGTGGAAAACCTGGGTATATAATTTATCTCTTTCTTCCGGTGTAATAATAGTGGCCATAATTTGGTATATTCTTATAAATATCTTATATTTGGGTTATGGTAAAAGAACTATATTATACAGAGGATCAAACAAAGGATTTTAATGTTATTATTTCAATGAGTGAAGTTAAAAGGTTAATAATTCGTGAATTGGGTGAAATAGCTCAAAGTAAATGGGAACCTTTAGGTAGATGGGGGAAGGGTGAGATTAAAGGTCGTCAGGTTTGGGGAGTTATGGACTCTAAAAAAAATGGTGAACTATATTGGTCACATTTTAATAGGTTAAACACAAACAGAACAGGATTAACTCATTTAAGAAATAAAATAAATGAACTTTTAATATTAAACGGACAACCAGAGAGAATAATTTTCAAAGAAGATTTTCATTTAGATTTTAATTATACCTATAATACGGTTAAAAGAATGTTAAGGTTTACCAAACAATATAGAGATATTCTATTTGATGAAGAAGGTGAATTTTATAAAGAATTAATTAGGTTGATGGTCGATACTTGGGATAGAGGTAAAGTTCATACTCAACATTTTATTGATAACTATAGAAGGTTAATACCTGAATCAACGGGTATTGAACATAATGATGATAAACCAGGTGATGTAAATGATATGTTAGATGGTATTGATTGTACTGTTCTATTTGATAATAGAAAACGTAATTTACAAATTAAAGGAGTTACAAAATGTGAATTAAGAAACGATGGTCATTATTATGTTAATGTTAGTATGGTTTTAGAAAAATATCGTAAAGTTAACGCCTTCGTATTTTATCCATCAAATGAAGAATATGTTTATATGTTTAAAAATAATATAGATAAAATAATTTCACTTGTTGAAAATGGAACGTCGGTGTTTAAATTTTCATCCGAATTATTTATTAAAAAAGTAAGTAAAAATGACTAGTACATTATTAGATTTATTTGAAACTGCGGGTAAGAACAATTTTGAATTTAACTACAAAACAGGTGAAGGTGAAAACGTTCTAACTTTGGATTTGGAAAATAAAATAGTAACTTTAATAATAGGTGACCCTGAACGTAAAGATTTAGAACTAACTTTAAGAGACGCAATAATAACGATTAAAGGAGGCTCTTAAGTAAATCCTTACTGAATGATTCAGAGTATTCTCCGTCACCCATAACTTGGTCTATAATTCCTTTTTTCTTTTGTAATATATTATAGATAATTTTCTCAACTGTATTCTCAAACACGGGATAATAAACTAATACACTATTCTGTTGTCCGTAACGATACGCTCTATCTTCCGCTTGACTATGATGTGCAGGTACAAATGATAAATCATTCATTACAACAACTTCTCCCGCTGTTAATGTAATACCAACACCACCAGCAATAATATTTGAGATAAATATTTTTACCTTATCTTCATTTTGAAATCTATCAACACTCTCTTGTTTCTTTTCTTTAGACATACTACCATTTAATATTACGGAGTTCTTTTTGTATTTCTCATGTAACATATCTAATGACATTGTAAAATTCGTAAACACAATAACTTTCTTTCCTTGGTCTAAACATTTATCTATAATCTCACAAGTATATGGAATTTTTTCGTAAGCAATAAGTTGTCTAATTTTCATTAAACGATTTAAGGTAACACTAATAGTTTCGTTGTCTTTTTTATCATTACTAATTCTTGTAAACTCCTCCAATTCCTCGTCGTACATCTTACTTGTAAGTTCCACAAACACAGGTGTAACAATTTTTTCAGGTAAATCTAAAATATCAGTTTTCATTCTACGAAGAACATATGATTTAGTTCTTTCTCTCAATTCATCTAAATTACTTGCTCCACTTGTATTCCACACTTTTCTATTACCGACGGTAAATTGATAACCTTTACAATATCTACGAACATATGATTGCCAATTTAATGTTAAAGGTGAATCAACAATCTTTAATAAATTAAAATAATTAATTGGTCTTGATGTCATTGGTGTTCCTGTTAACAACCAAACTTTAGGTATTGTTTCCAATACATCATTTAATAAACGAGTTCTATTCGCTGTTGCGTTTGAAACATAATGTGCTTCATCCACGATTGCCAAATCAAACTTTTCATTTACCAATAATTTATAATCATCACTATCTTCACTTTTTTCTGTGGTGTGATAATTTTTTAATATATCATAATTGATAATATAATAATCAAAAGTAGAACCCCATTTACGACCTTCAACTATTAATACTTTTCTATCTGTATAATTTTTAATCTCTCTATCCCAATTTATTTTAAGAGACGCGGGACAAACAATTAAAACTTTCTTTGCACCACTCTCCATAGACGCGATAACCGCTGCCGTCGTTTTTCCGAGACCCATATCATCGGCCAATATAAACTTATTGTTCGCTAATAATTTCTCAATAGCAACCTTCTGGTGTTCCATAGGAGGACGATTATCATATGGACTATAATCAATTACACGATTTAACTTTTTCTCGTCTTGAACAATTGCGGACTTTGGTAACCACATTGCACTCATTTGGTCACTATCTAAAACTTTACCCCATATATGAAACGCTTTATCAGATTCACACAACAATTTTTCACACCAAATTTTTTCAGGGGGAACGGGTAATAACCTTTCTTCCATAATTTTTTCTCCAAATGTGGAAACCAAATTAATATATTTTCGTGCAACCTTTGGACTCAATTCGTAATATTTCATTACATATTCAGCTTGGGGTCTTGTTAACTTAAAATTTTTAACCTCATCTATCTTTCTTTTCCAATCCAATAATTGGTTATTGGAACCTTCGTAAGTTAATAATATAGTTCTCGCTTCAATCTCGGGAATTTTTATCTCCATATAATATATATAATATAACTAAATAGAATGAAAGATTAAACTATTTATAAGGATATGAATAATAAACTACCTATTACGAGAATGTCCAAATTCCTTTCTCAGGATGACTTTGATTTAAATATTCAAATGGGTCAGGAATACCTTCATGGTGATTTGGGGATAAAATTGGTGCTATATCGTGTTGATAAACAAAAAACAGAAAACGACGATGTTTACGCTGAAGTTGGGGTAGATGAAATTAAATACTTCCCACCAATTGAGTTTTACGCGTTGGTTAAAATAGAGGAACCAAAGAACAGTTCATATAAAGGTGGACTATTAAGATACAACGAACCGGGTAATATGACATTATCGGTTTATATAAAACATTTGGAAGAATTAAAGGTTGACATAAAATACGGAGATTTCATTGGATATCCAGAATCTGAAACAAGAACAAGATATTATAACGTTTCAAATGATGGAAAAGTAACATCAGATAATAAACATAATATGTTTGGATACAAACCATATTATAGAAACATTGTATGTACAGCAGTACAAGACAATACATTTAGAGGAGTATAACATGGGAATACCTAAAAGAAAAACAAATATTGAAATCTATAAAGGAAATGAACTCACTAAAAGGAGACAGGAACTTTTGGATAATATTACCAAATCAGATACAAATCTTCCTGATTCTATATTACATGATGATTTGGATAGAGGTATGTTAGATTATGTTACGAAAACATTTAAGGTTGTAACTGACGGTAAACAAATCCCAATTATTGATAAGATATTAACAATACAAAGGTGGGGTGAGTTTATGCAGAATTGGTCATTTACCGACGACGACGGGAATATGCAACTTCCATTTATTGCAACCATTAGAAAACCCGACGTTCAATTTGGAACAAATCCATCGGTTCAAAGAACAATACCTGACAGATATCAAGTTTATTACGCTTCAGTTCCGAATTGGAATGGTTCACAATTGGGTGCGGACATTTACACAATACCACAACCTATCCCTGTGGATATTACATATGACGTAACAATTATATGTAATAAATTTAGAGATTTAAACAAGTTTAATAAAATCATATTACGTCACTTTGCGTCAAGACAAGATTACACAACGATTAAAGGACATTATATTCCTATTGTTCTTGATAAGATTGAAGATAATAGTCCAATTGAAACAATTGACGGACGTAGATTTTACGTTCAAAATTATCAATTTACAATGTTGGGTTATTTGATTGATAGTGAGGAGTTCCAAGTAAAACCCGCAATTAACAGATTATTTACCATGTTTGAGTTTATAAAAGATAATCCCAAATTTAATATTAATAAAGTTGTTAACACTAATGAAATAATACAAACTGTAAACTTAGTTGGAGACGGACTTCAAAGTGTGTTTGACGTAGGGGAAAGTATTGGTACATTATTTGGAGTTTATATAAATGATGTATTACAAACAAAGAATGTAAATTATTTACATATTGCTTACACCTCAAAAATAGAATTTGTCAACCCATATATTCCAACGGCAGGAAGTAAAATTACTATTGTTTATTACAAAAGTAAGAATAGTAGAATAGTTGGGACATCAGGTAGAATTTTTAGTTTTGTTAGAGAAGAATTTCAATATACTGGAACCGAACCTTTATTTAATGGTGATATTAATAGACCCATGTTTGATACAAATCAAATGATTAATAGTGTAATTACTGTTGAGATTAACGGATTGGCAGAACAAGAAGGTATTGGGTTTATAGTTTCAGATGATAGTTCATTCATTATATTATCAGATAAACCGTCCCTAAATTCAAACATATCAGTAGGGTATTTGTATTAAACCATAATCTATGTACGAATTTATAAAAGATAATGTAGTTTCAAGTCAGAGTCAAAATATGGCGGTTAATATAGTAACGGTCAGTTTTATCGCGGACGGAATACAAACTAAATTTAGTGTTGGAACTAACATCGGAACCTTATTTTCAGTTTCAATGAACGGTATAGGTCAAATAAGAGATTTAAATTTTACATTTATAAACTACACAAGTACAATTACATTTTTTACTCCACCTATAAAGAACTCAATAATAACGGTACAATTTTATAAAGGAACCAATAGTGTAATTTTAGACAACAAGGGTAAATTATTACAATTTGAAAAAGAAGAGTTTATTTATACTAACTCAAGAGTGTTTAATTTAAGTAATTCAATCAATAGTTTGATAACCGTAGAAACCAATGGTTTGGCTGAAGAAGATTTAATTGGCTTTGATATTACAGGAGATAAAGAAATCACATATAATAATAACCCTATAGTGGGTTCAAAAATAAGTATATCTTATTTATACTAATCGTCCCCATAAATGTCTTTCTTTTTAGGTTTACAAAGTTCTTCAATATGTTTTTCAAGTACTTTATAAATTTTTAATCCATTTTTATCACAATAATTTTTTAACATTTCGTGGTGTTTCTCACCTATTTTGACATTTTTTTGTTTGTTTTCCATATAAAAGATAATTAAAGATAAATAACTATCTTTTTAAGAAAAGTTCGGAAATCTTTGGTGAAAACAAAGATATTTATAAGATAAGTAATAAAACAATTTAACCAAACAACAATCGATGGCAAATTCAAACAGAGTATTCGTTTCTCCAGGTGTTTATACATCAGAGAAGGATCTAACATTCGTAGCACAAAGTATAGGTGTTACAACATTGGGATTAGTGGGAGAAACCTTAAAAGGTCCAGCTAATGAACCAATATTAATTTCAAATTTTGACGAATTTAAAACATATTTCGGAGGAACATCACCAGAAAAAGATGGTAATGGTAATCCAAAATATGAATTAGGTTATGTCGCAAAATCTTATTTACAAGAGTCAAATCAATTATTTGTAACAAGAGTATTAGGAAAGACAGGTTATAAAGCAGGTAAAACATTCGGTATTAAAACATTAGGTACAGATGCGGATATTGTAGTGGTAGCATTAAGATCAAGAGGACATTATTCAGGAGAAACTTTAGTATTTGAAGTTACTGGAAATACATCCTTCGTTCTTAGTGGTGCAACATTAACAACTAATCCATTATCTGAATTTGATATTCATGTTACAGGTGCAACAGGTGGATCTAAAGTTTTTACTTGTAGTTTAGACGTTACATCACCAAAATATATAACTAAAGTTTTAGGAACAAGTCCATATGATAAAGATAGAAGTGATGTTCCTTTATATGTTCACGAAGTATATCCAAACTTAACTAAAAATTTATATCACCAAGGTATGATTAGTGGTTTAAGTTTTACTGAAGTATATAACGCTGAAAATGACAATTTTTCAAATCCTTGGGATACACCAATGTCTCCTACTGTAGTTTCTGAAGTCCGCGGTGGTAAAGTTGATGATTTATTTGATGTTATTACAATTTCCGACGGTGACGCAGCAAATCAGGAAGTTAAAATTACAATTCAAAATATTAATATTGAAACAGGTGAATTTGATATATTAGTTAGAGATTTTAATGATTCGGACGAAAATATGGTTGTTTTGGAAAAGTTCTCAAGATGTTCAATGAATCCAGATGTTGCGGGATATGTGGCAAGAAAAGTAGGAACATCAAATGGTGAATATACTTTGAATTCTAAATATATTATGTTAAGTATGGACTCTAACGCACCATCAAATGCATTCCCTGCAGGATTTAAAGGTTTTAAAAATGCAGTATTATCAGGGTCAACAAAATTAGGTAATGTTCTTTATAAAACTAATTATTTTGATTCAGGTGAAACAATCTATGGTACAACAACAAGTAACGGTGACAAATATAGAAAAACATCTTTAGGTTTATCTTCAGATAGTAATTTTAGTTTTGACGCAGATTTGTTCAAATATAAAGGTTCAGGAACATTGAATAGTACTGATGGATTTCACTTATCAACTAATGCATCTTCAATTACAGGTACAACATATCAAACAACGGGTTATGATTTGGAAGGTCAAACAGACGCCGCTAACAACAAATTAACCAATATTAATTACCGTAAATTTACATTTGCAGTATGTGGTGGTTTTGATGGTTGGGATATCTACAGACAAGTAAGAACATATGGTGATGGTTATATATTTGGAAAATTAATATATATTTCAGGTCTTACAACAAATGGTGGATTATTTGATACCGCATCAGGAAACTCTGATTATTACGCGTATTTAGAAGGTATTAATACGTATGCTAATCCTGAAGCTATAGATATTAACGTATTTGCAACTCCAGGTATTAACTTCTACGACCATAGTTCATTAACAACTCAAGCAATTGACATGATTGAAACCGATAGAGCCGATTCAATTTATATCATCGGAGCCCCAAATGAAACTATTGCTTCTAATGTTATTGACGATTTAGACGGTATTGCGGTTGATTCTAACTACTCTGCAACATATTGGCCTTGGATTCAAGTAAGAGATACAGATAACGCAACTCAATTATTCATCCCACCAACAGGTGAGGTTGTTAAGAATATTGCTTTAACTGACAACGTATCTTATCCTTGGTTTGCAGTTGCGGGTTATAGTAGAGGTTTAGTAAACGCAATCAAAGCTCAAAAGAAACTTACTCTTGACGAAAGAGATGAGTTATATAAAGCAAGAATCAACCCAATTGCAACATTCTCTGATACAGGTACCATTATATGGGGTAACAAAACGTTACAAGTTAGAGAGTCAGCTTTAGATAGAATCAACGTAAGAAGATTATTATTAAGAGCAAGAAAATTGATATCTGCAGTCGCTGTAAGGTTATTATTTGAACAAAATGACGACCAAGTAAGACAAGAATTCTTAAGATTGGTAAACCCTATCTTGGAATCAATTAAGAAAGAAAGAGGTTTATATGACTTCCGTGTAAGTGTATCTAATGACCCAGAGGACATCGATGCTAACACATTAAGAGGTAAGATTTACATCAAACCAACTCGTTCTTTAGAATTCATTGATTTGGAATTTGTAATCACTCCAACAGGAGCTTCATTTGAAAATATCTAATCTAAAAGGAGATATATAAAAATAAGAAGAGTATCAGAAATGGTACTCTTTTTTAATGCTCCACGTAGAACCATATTATATAACAATTATACTATTATATTATACCCAGAATACTGGAACTAGATATACTAGTATTTATTATTGAAATATTAAATTATTAAAGGAGAGTATTAAACTGGAACTAGATACTGGAGCCTGTAAAAAACTACGAAAAATAATTGACATAAACAAGTATTTCCAATAAAAAACTTAAAATAAAATTATTTTCCAATATAGATATATTTATAAGAAAGTAAATAACTTAAAAACTTTAACAAATACAATATGGCAGATTTATTAATGAAAATGCCGGTTCCTTACGAACCGAAAAGAAAAAATAGATTTATCCTAAGATTCCCATCATCTTTAGGAATAAATGAGTGGTATGTATTCTCCACAGCGAGACCATCTGCTAAAATTAAATCAGTTGAGATTCCTTTCTTGAACACAAAAACTTATGTTGCTGGTCAATTTGAGTGGGAAGAGATTAAAGTTCAATTTAAAGACCCAATTGGTCCTTCTGCTTCTCAAGCACTTATGGAATGGTTCCGTTTACATGCGGAGTCAGTTACAGGTCGTATGGGATATGCTGCAGGGTATAAAAAAGACATTGAATTGGAGATGTTAGACCCAACGGGAGTTGTAGTTGAAAAATGGATTTTACAAGGTTGTTTCTTAACAAGTTTAAACTTTGGTGATTTAGATTACTCAAGAGATGATTTAGCAACAATCGACGCTTCATTAAGAATGGACCGTTGTATCCAAGTTTATTAATATAATAATTTTTCATATGAGAAACCGATATACCAGAAATGGGTATCGGTTTTTTTATTTAAAAACTTTACTTTCTAATAGTTATAGTATAAACTTATATTATGGACGAAACAAGAATAGACCCAACAATCGCATACGATGTGGTGGAATTACCAACTAAAGGTATCCATTATAAAAATAAAAATAAATCAGTTAGAGTTGCATACCTAACCGCAAGTGACGAAAACATTCTATCATCACCAAGTTTAATTGGTTCTGGTTTAGTTATAGATGAATTACTAAAAAGAAAAATATTAGATAAATCATTATCTATTGATGAAATCGT